AAATCTTATCGTTGCCTCATCAACTTCTTTGATACCGGCAGGACTTAGCCCTGAGCCATCAAATGTTGCCGACCATCTTACATCTATTTCGATAGCATCGGTAGATGATACTGGTAAAGCGAATGGTAAAGATACGGTTCTTCTTCTTCCTGCTGGCTGAGGTCCAGTTGTGGCAATCATTTGATCGTTTGCAAATACATAAATCTGCCATCTCCATCCAGCACCAAAGTTTCCTGTGAAACCTGTTGCGGATGAACTAACAAAAAAATATTCAACGTCTATCTGTGCGTCCCCTCGGATCATCCCTTCCTTTGTTACGAATCTTAAGAATGTTCCTGTAGGTGTTCCATTAAACGAGTTAATACCTGTAGCCCAAGAGCCAGCATTTGACGTGTAAGAATCTATTGGTGGACCTAAGACTGCTACTGGTCCCGAACCAGATGGTGCTAGTCTATTCCATGTAAATGTAGTTAAGTCAGAAGCAGATTTATAAATAGCTTGTGTTGACATAATGATTCCAATGCCAGATGTTGCAGAACCATCTGGTTTAGAATCAACAGCAATCCTACTATTTGCTACGAAGTTTTCACGCTCCAGTGTTTCATAAGGAAGCTGAGCAGCATCAAGAACGCCATTAAACGTTGATAAGATGTTCGAGGATTCACTATTAAAAGCTTCTGAATCAGTAAAGTCTTTGGCCTCAAATGGTTCGGTCGTATAAGTCTTTGGCATTAAATCACTTTCCTTTCGCCAGCTTTGATGTTTATAGTTGGGTTATCGCTTACAGCATAATGTATTTGGAACGAAACAACTTGGAACGTGGCTCTGGATTTAAGGGTAAATCTATACCAACCAACAAGACCAGTTTTAACGTCCCACCGAACCTTGGTGGATCTAGCTTCTCCCCATTTAGAAGTTCCTAATACTGCGACCGATTTATCAAATGGTCCGGTTGCTGGAGCTAACAGTGAATCTTCGTTTACTGTTCCGTATAGCGGAGCAAATACTGTTGGTCGGACTCCAGAAGATGTATCATCAGATCTATATTCTACAGCAGATAGCAGCTCTACTTCGTTATGACCATGGGTTAAAACTTCAACTTCTACAGCAAGAATACGTTTATTTGGAGTGTCATCCCCAAAGTCAAACCAAGCAGATTGCCATTGAGCCATGATAGCTCCTCTTTCTGGCGTGCTTATGATCGTGTTAGTACCTTGAATATTCTGCCAAACAACCTGACTACCCGCTGATTTTCTTGCAGACCAAATCTGAAGACCATTCGGATTTGAGGTATTCTGACCGACAATAGGTGTGTTGCTAGCTGTTTTGATTCGTGGCGCTAATATAAACCATCCTGTTGGTAGTGTAGCTATGCTGTTATAAACCATCAGGTCTGTATCTTCAAAGCTGTTTCTAAATGACCAAGAATCATTAATCGAGTGATATACTACAGATCTTGTTGCTACGGTTTCGCCATCCACAGGATATATGCACCACCACTCCTTCTCTTTATCAGAGTATGCAGCAGATGCTTTAGCTAGGGCAGTCTTAGATATTCTTGATATTTCTCTGTTTATTGTGCTAGATATTCTGACAAGAGAAACTTGAGAGCCACCGAGTGTACCTCCAGAAAATGCGTAAATACCATCGTATGAAAGAAAGAATAATCCTTTACCTTGTACGTTGGTTATTGCATTTGAAGCTGTTGTGCCTATGTTTGAAGATAACGTTGTGCAAACGTATGTGCCGTTACCTGCTGGTCTTATAACCTCTATTGCCAGCTCTCTAAATATAATCAAGTTGTCGTAATAAGGAATAAGGGCGGTTATGGAACCGCCTCGTTTGTTACCTACATCAAAGTTATTGAAGGCTCCAAACTGCTCTGGTAATGCTCGTTCAGAATATATAATCTTTGTTTCGGTTCCTTGTCCACCAGCTAACCACATTCTTCCGTCCCAAGATGCACCGTATTTTAAAGAGTTGTTTATAACAACGGATGCGGCAGAATCTGGTGCTTCGACAACAAGAAGCTGATCAGGCTTAACATCATAATAGTTTCTAGATACGTTATCATCTATTTGGTCTACGAAAAAGAATACATCGTTTACTAAATCTCCGCGTAGTGAACCCATGTTTTTTGTTCGATATATACGTCTTGCTACTGTACCGGGAGGCCCCATAGGAAGATTCTGGAAAAATACTGCGTATGTTAATCCATCGTTTACGTTTGTCCAACCTACTTCTTGATATGATGATAAAGGGCTTTCAGAACCTGTATCGGTTATAAAGCTTATTTTATATCTGTAGGTAGATCCTTTGTCTTCTCCTTTATCTCCAAGACCGGTTCCTGATCCTGGTCCAAATGATATACCGCCGATTGTATCGTTAGCATTATATGGAAATGTAGAGGTGGTTGGAGGGCTATCTTCACAGGTGCCCTTGAAATATTCTGGATCTGGTCCTAATACTTCTGGTGTTGGTGTGTTCTGAACGAAACCAAATGGCTCTGTTCTGTCTCTACCCCAGAACTTTAGCATCGGATCTTTGCCGTTTAATATCAAACAGAATCTACCGAAAGGAACGTATTGTTCGCCTACGTCATCTGGTTTTGATGGAGTTCTATTAAACGCTATTGTGTGCTGAGGTTTCCAAAGTGATGAAGCCAAGCCACTATTGTTAGCTACCTCGTAAAATAGTTCAGTTCCTTTCTTTGAAATAACATAAAGTTCTGCGCCTCTATGTCTGTCCCAAACAAACAAATCAGAATAATCTGATGGAGCAGCTAAACTTGTAGATCTGGTGTTATCATCAATAAATGGCTCAAAGCCGCGATCATTGATCCAGCCGAAGCCAGTTGAGTCCAATCGCATATTTACGATTTCACTCGCTGTATTATCAGGAGCTTGGAATCGCTGGTCTACACCACCAGCGGGGATTTCTTTAGTGGTTATGTATTTCATTATATGCTCTTATTTCTTAGGCTGTTTTGGTCGTACAGTGGTCCATATCTTTGTACTCCAAACTGGCCTTTAACAACCATAGTATCTTGATGATCGACGTACCTTTTCATCAAATCTTTAAGCGAAAGATCAGCCTTTCTAGCGTAAAGCTGTGCTAGCTGTAGGTTACCAGCTTTGTTGTAAACATCTTCTAAAACAATATATACGATTGTTTGATGAAACTCGTATGGAAGTTCTGGCGTATCTGTAGCAGCGGTTAGCATCTGTGGCTTATAATAGTATCTAAGCTCAAGTCTACGGAAGAAATCTCTCAATCTTGGTGGTACGGTAGATAGTGTAGTCTCTTGACTGTATTGGAAGTCAAATGCATCAATACGTGGATAAGGTCTGATGCGAAGATGCTGACCATCGTATTCTCTGTATTGTTTTGTACCAGGAATAAAACTGGTTAAGTTTAATATGGTTGCAGTCGCAACAGTATCTGCGGTTAATAGAGCTTCATCTCTATCTTTGACGTTCAAACCTACTCCGGTATTTGTGCCGTTAACAACCTGTCTCCACTTTGGTAAACCTAATCTTGTTCCAGTAGCAGGATCAAAGTTTTGGTTATACCAAATAACCTTCCTTAAGCTCTCAAGTGGCCTGCTGGTTCCAGGTCCGGTTGAGTAAGTGGTGTTTAAGCTTTTGTATTCTTTGTCATCCCATGTTAAAAACTTGAATCCCATAGAATATAAAGCTGATGGTGCCTGTGCATCTGTAGGAACCACAACGATCTTGCTTTCAGAAAGAGGTCCGGTTTGTTTTGCTGGGGATATTAAGGACCAACAAAGCTCAAAATAATAACCAGATGCTAAGCCGCCAACTATCTCTTCTCCGTTTTTTGTAAAGTCTACGCTAAACTTCTCACCAGGAGGAACAATGTGTGGAGGAACCGGGACATAAGCTTCGGCGTATGTCTGAGTGTAATCTTCTCTCAAGCCCATTGTCTCTTCCATTCTTGGAAGCATACAAACGGTTTTGCCGTATGGAGGTAGTATCGTGCCTTGCCCGCCAGAACCTACAGGAATATCTCTATGTTGTAGGTTTAAAATCTCAATGCAGTCTTCTGGAAGTGTATAGAATCTGGCCTTGATTCTCCAAGATTTATCATCAGAAATACTGGCAACGCCGTTTTCTATTCTTATTGGCTCTGCTGTTGTAAGCTGTGTTGTTGAAAGAATCTGAAGGATTGTGTATTCACGGGCACCAAGCTGGATTATGTTGCCTTCGTAAATATCCTTTTTATTGTTCATAGTAAATACGTCTTGGTTAAAGGTTACTAATCTTTGACCATCGGTATATGTTGCCAAGATAGGAGGTGCGGCAGGATCACCAAGTTCTCGTTCGCTTGTAATATCTGGATAAGCTTCAAGAAAGCTCAACTTCTGAGCGAAGTTCCAACGCTTCATAGTCCATAGCTTTTGATAAGCTAGGTTTATTAGCTCATCAAGCTGATTTGAATAAGCTTGTATTTCAGGCGAATAATCTGTGATGTTTTGCACCTGAGCACGTATTTGTTTTAAATCCATTGAAAGCCTCTGTTCAATAATGGTGATGTTGTCAAGTTAAAAAACTAAGGCCCGCCGAAGCGAGCCATAGAATCTTTAGATTTTTATTTTAGATTAGTTGAACTGGCTGTGTACGAATACGTTAGCAAATCCACCAGCTTCGGCTGTTATGGTTCTGCCAGTCAAGGTGTAGCTTTCGGCATCACCAGCAGCAGCGGCAGCCAAGGTTCCAGCAAGACCGCTTGATCTTACAACGACACCAGCACCAACACCACCAGCAACTTTTGCAGAGCAAATGCCTTTAATACAAACATTGATTTTGCTTCCTGCGTCAAGTGAACCATCTGATTCGGCAGATCCAAGAACAACGCCAACGGTATTTAGAAGTGTGGTTGCATTTGCTGGTCTAACGAATAATGATACCTGGTCCATAGAAAGACCTGCGGTTACTGTATCGAGTGCAACAGCATCACCAACAGCAACGGTTGAGCCAGCAAGGAAGGTTTCTATCTGTCGTCTGTTTGATACATCTGGGGTTGAAACAACCTGATATCCACCAGGAACGGTGGTTGAGGTTGTTAGAGCGGTAGAGTCTAATCTCTGAATAAGGGTTGAAGTAGCCATTTTTTATTCTCCGTTTTTTTTAAAGGTTAAGTTAATCTTAGATTGTACCGGTAAGAACGCCTGATCCTCTGAGGTGGTCAGCGATTAGCTGAGCCTTGAGGTAAACCTGAGCTGATCTTGCGGTAGTACCGGAGATAAACTCAAAGGGAGAAACTGCGAAGTCACCATCGCTATGGAAGCACATCTTGATGCCCTGGAAGTTTAGCATGTAACCAGCGTAGGTTGCAGCGCCACCGCCGTTGGTTGGCATTTCGTTATCTTGCTCTACAACTGCGCCAGCAAATGCTAGCTGTAGTCTACCACCGTCGAGCTTATCTGAAGACATGTATCTTTCTCTTTCGAAGAGAATATTTTTGTAAGAGGCAAAAAGGTTTGCATTAACGATTATTGCGTTAACGTCACCAAAGGGTGAGAACTGGTTGCACTCTTGGTAAAGTTCAGTCATATCATCATTGAGAGCTGTTAGAGTGCTAATAGATTTAACAGAGTTAAACCAACCTGGAACGTTGAGGGTGTTTTTAGCAAGACCACCGACTACGTTGGTCTGACCAGCAGGAGTAGCAGCGCCTTCTTCTAGGAAACCGGTTGTTAGAGTAAAACCGTTTAGTGAAGACATGTTGCTCATAACGCTTGAGGTACCAGCAAGAATCTGCTTGTTAAGCTCTCTTCTGAACATCGCCATAACGTTTTTCATTCTTGCTTCAACGATTTTAACAATCGCCTTTTCACCTTGGTTTTCAAGTTCTTCTTTCTTGGTTATGACTACTGGCGCCACAAAGTCCTGCCATTCATAGATAGCTGGCTTGAGAACATCGCTTACTGCTAGAGATACAGGTTCGTATCCGGTGGCAAGCTGGGTTATGGTGCTGTGGTCAACAACTGTCAAAGGTCTCTGAAGTTTGATACCACCGTCTTCGTATTCGATTCCGCCTGCTGATTTAACAAGGTCTAGGAATGCGGTCTTTCGGTACAACTGGTCCACCTCAGCATCACGTATTGCGTAAAGTGTCGAGCTTAATAGATCATTAGAAATAGCCATGGAATGCTCCGTTATATTTTATTAAGGGTTAAGATTTGATAAATAAACACCGTCCTTTTTTAAGGTACTTCCTACAAAAGAAGGCTTACAAAAGGGTTTGTTCTTTTTATCGCCGGTAACCTTTAATCGGTTCAGCACGAACCAGGAGAACTCCCTGTCAAATATAATCGGATTCGTCAAGGTAAAAGAAAACCCCCTCGCCGGAGGTTACGGCAAGGGGGCTAGGAGAGATTGGGGGGGATAATAGCTTGCGTCAAGGAGACAAATCTTGACTAGACACATACGAATATCAAAATACACTGTTCTGTTATCTGCCGACCGCTCACCATTGATACCAGCCGACACCATATTATACTCAG